CGCAACTGCTGGCCTGTACCCTTGCATATAATCATGGAACCGTCTTTTAACTCAATCTCTGTCTTTGCCCAACTCTTTGCACTATGCTGACCCCAGTACCCAAACATCTGCCTGAACTGATTGGAATAATCCATAGTGTCCTTTAATGTGCCAAGAAGCTTAATAGCATGGTCTTGAGTCCTCGATACAAGAACAATAAGCTTTTTACCCTTGTCGAACATCAAATGATATAAAGGAAATACACCGCCTATGATAGAACTCTTAGCATGACCCCTGGGCGCAATGATATTTATCTGCTTTTTCGACTTATCCAGTAAATCCTTAGCTATAGTATAGTGAAACTTGGGAGATTCAACAGAAAACATCTGAGGCATGGCTACTTTCCCAAATAAAACCATGTCACGACTTAAATTTGATAGAATTTCCTTCTTATTTAGCCTTTTACTTGCCATTTACTGATAATTCCTTCTTCTGTTCAAGCTTTATACTCTCATTATGACTCTCTATTTGGTCTACTATCTCATTTGTAACATCAATCTGCATAGTATCAGTCTGAATTGCCCTTTTTGGAAGCATATCAAGGATTTTTACCAAATTCTCAGCACCTCGGAGCATTGTGGCAGGGTCTTCCTTCTTTCTCGCCAACTCTATAGCCTCGTCTATTATGTCCAGAACATTACCCTCACCCATATCACGATCTTTTAAAGCCTTGTCAATACGCTCATCAACCATATTTAGTATATTCTCCTGTTTAAATAACCTTTTTGCAGTAAGATCAGGCCTCTTTTGGTCTTTACGATAGACTTTCCCTATCATATCCCAATCTATAGTATCACCATTCAACATCATCCTGGTATATAAAGCCACAGCCTTCTTTGCCCTCTGACTCTTACCCTCTACATATTCAAATGTTTCTGAAGATACTCTAGCAAAATTACCAGATACACGCCTCGGTTCATATAGTAACTTCCTATGGCTGCCAATCCACATCTTTCCATATGCCATAGATACCTCTGTACCAGTCTTGTAACGATTACGCTGTAAACACAAAGCTATATAACCATCATCAGAACAACCATAATCACCAGCATTACAATCCTGCCAATACTTATACTCAATACCACCCGCAACTGCCTCATCTAAATTATAAACCGTATACTCAACTGGCTTATAATCATTAACCTTTACCGTTCTTGTTATTTTTTCCATCTCATTCCCAATATAGTACTTCTCATATAGTACTTCTCATATAGTACTTCTCAATAGTACTACCATAGTAATTATACGAAGTACTAACGTAGTATAATTACATATAGTACTATATATAGTACTATATATACATAGTACTATATCAATTAAACAATAACTTTTTTTTAAAAAATGGATCTTTCAATTCCATCCTGTTTTTTACATCGTCTATACAACGCATCGAATACATGTAATCCCTTAAATACAATATCTCATCAATCTCAGTACTCGGAACCTTAACACGCACAAAACCACCAGTAGCACGATCAAACTTCAATATCCTACTATACTTCATGGCGGAATCTACTGGAAAAAAACTTTCAAAAATATTATCAGAATGCGTGTGAGAGATATATACGTTTCCCACCCCCCTTGTTATAGGGTTGTACATTGTCAATATGGTTGAACTTGAGAGATGGTTGAGTACAATCAATTACAATCATCTACCTGCTAATCGTTCAACCCTATACCATGGGGCCCGTAGCCCCCGTAGATACTGCAACAATGCAGAAACAACCAACAACTATAATACACTACAAAAGGAGTATATTATGAAATTAGGTGACTGTAACATTCAATTTGATGCACAGATTAATGGCACCAATTGGGTAACGATGATTGTTTACAAAGTCTTAGGTTTTCTTCAAGGAACCGCATCTTTTGTGCAGGCTTTGATTAATCCTGATGATCCACTTCATCTAGTAGCTACCAACTCAATGGCTGATATTCGCAACAGATGCGGTAGGTTTACTGTTTGGGCAAATGGCGAATCCAAGTCTAAGACTGCTGAAGTTGCTGAATACATGAAGAAGTATCTTGGTTTCGAAGGCGAACTTGCGACCTATGGCAAGAGAAAGAAGAAGAATCTGCGAATTGCGGTATATCGGAAGAAGAGAGAGCCAAGGGTAGAAGTGAATCTTGATGATTTACCGAGTTTTACGGATGTAATAGCCGATCATAGATAGTTCCTGTTTCCTGGATCTTTCATCGTTCACCTTAGGGGAGTTAGTCACAGTACTGGCTCCCCTTTTAAATCCTTACACTTAAAAAAGTGCATAAGTTATATTTAATCATTAAAAATGGGGTAAATATGTGGTATTAGCAGATCAAAAAGAACAATGTCATGTCACTTCGATCTCACTGTTATTTGCCCCATTATTTTAATGCCCGTAAGGTAGTGTCTTAGCTGTGTTCATAGCACAGTATTCCTTATATACTCTCAAGGTAAGGAAACGGGCTTAATATTTCATTAAAAGGAAAGGAACCAACATGAAATACTCAACAATGCTGCTTGGTATTGTCTTAACATCTTTCAAGGTGTTTATACAGACAATTATTTATGTAGTAACAAGACCAATTGTATATTGGGCTAAAAAGAGATCATCTTGTACAGAACCATTACATAACCATCATGACGGCTGTCCTGTTTGTGATATGGATAATATTGTGTCAAGAAAGTTTATAGTACCATTCACAACATTCTATAGGCTTTGTAGTGAATGTGATACATACAAAACCAAAGACCAATGGGGTGATCATAGTGATTATTGTGAAGAATGTTATTTGGACATGTGGTAATATAAATGAACACTAATCTTAAAGACGAAATAGTCCATTTAAGGACTTTTATTAAGAAAGCATCGAAACATATGCCTGACAGAAATAACCGTGGATTCGAGGATGGTATTAGCGTCTTAAATGCCATCCTTGATAGGATAGAGAGTTTATTGTCATATGTTGATGAACCAATGCTTAATTATTATAAATCTAAAAGGAAATAACATGAAACAATACAAATTAAAGATCTTTGTAGTTAGTTCTATTTATGAATACATCAGAGATAAATACTATAACCTTTTTTCTAAATATCTTGCATTAAGAGTTAGAGAACGTAAAACACGGAATCTTCTTTACAGTGCGCAAGAAATAATGACACGGCTGAGAAACAGGCAGAATCAGATATATTCTTGTGATTGTGGTAAAATGAACAAATCTGCAATAGATAAGTTTTTTAATGATGTAGTATCTTTAGATGATACAGTACCATGTTTCGATTCAAAGGGTAATGAAGTATGGATTCATCCAGATTTTCGTGAGATACACAGACATCCACTTGGTACTGGCTTTGCTCAAAAAGACAAGAAAAAGGAGAAGAGATGATAAATATCATAACAGATTATTTAGTACTAATAATGCTTTATGCAATGCTCATATATTCAATGAGATTCATTGCTTTTCCAAAACATAAGGAGAATAAAAATGGCTGATAAAATATCATTTTTCAAAAGACTTGGAAACTTCTTTGGCAGAATAAAGCCAAAGAAACAACAACAAGCTGCTAAACCCAGTAAGGTTAATCTCCCTGTTATAAGTAAGAGTGAACCTTCAAAGCGTATTAAACCAAGGCGTCTTTGTAAAGGCTGGAGTAATCATGGTATGCTTGGTCATAGAAGAGGATAGAATGAAAGAAAAAACAAAACAACCATTACCTATCAATATGGTTGATGTTAATCTTATCATAAGTAACGGTAACATAAGATCTGGCGATAAAAGTCGCACAAAAGAATATGCCAGAGTAAAAGAAAATATTAAGGCTGACGGTAAAGTACTCAGGCCAGTTCTTTGTTACCTTGATGAGAATAATGCACCTGTATTGATAGATGGACATCAAAGAGTTCAAATAGCAAAAGAGCTTGAAATACCAAATGTGCCTGTAAGTGTAATTGATAAACCTGATGATATTCCACGGGCGCAGTTGATTTGCAACATGTATACTGTCAAAATGACTCTGTATGAACAGATCATGGTTTATTCACATGAAGCTCAAAAAGCGGTTGATGAAGGTAAAGGCATGCAGGACCTGGCTGATCAATTTGGTCATTCTCTCACATACATGAAGAAGAGAATCAAATTAGCTAATCTTCATCCTAAATTGCTTACAAAGAACATTTCTGAAGATGAATTAAATGATCTAAGTGTGATAGCTGAATATGACATTTCTATCCAGGATAGAGTTGTTAAAAGAGGCAAAACATTATGGTCTATTAAAAATGAGTTAAAACGTCTTTGTCCTAGCGAACGCTTATTCAAAGAGAACTTTAAACCAAAAGCATTAAAATTATATTATGATGCTTATGAAGGTACCAATAAACAGCAATCGTTGGTTTTATTTACTGATACGATTGTATATGATCTTGGTTTCTTCATCTTTTGTCTAAGGCAACAACATCCAGAGGTGATGTCACTTCTTGAAGAATTGCCAGTTGATGAAAACACATATAATTATGATGTAAGATACAATACAAGCATAAAAGATGTTGTTTCTTTCAAGAATCCTAAAGCCTGGTTAAACAAGGTTACAGGATGGAATGCAGATTTTAATGATCCTTATTTTTATGGTAAGGTAACAAAATCTAAATCTCCTAAGAAAGAAGGCAGAAAATACCAGGGTGTTGACAACAAATTTGCTAAAGTTGTTCATTTGATAATTGAAAGCGAACTTGAAATTGTTGATACTAAGATGCTTGACAAGAAAGGCTTTAACATAGTCTATAATTGGCTGGTAACTCTTAAAAGTTATTCAGTAAATCTTGTTGCTAGTAAAGAAGTTGCTAAATCCAAAACTGAACCAGTAAATGTATTCAATGACTTAATTCATTACTGGTTTCATGCCTGGAATGGTTATGCTACTTTTAACGAAATTGATAAACTCTTTAAAATGATAGGTTTTTCATCTATTAAAGAGATGGTATTCACTTATTATAAAACAAGTGAACAATTTCGTAAAGATGTATTATCCTGCTTTACAACAGCTCATCTTAAAACAATCATTGAAACCCCGTCAAAGAAGAAATCTGACATAGTTGATGATATTGCGATGACAACTGATTCATTTCCTAAGAGTTTTCTAGACTTATTTGGTCAGGAAAATGTATGGAAAGAAGCAAACTTTCGCGATTCAGTCATTAAATAGATTCTCCTCCAAAAAAGATAAGATGCGCCCCTTTCTCCAATAGTTTGGGGCCTCTTATCTCTAGGAAAATCAACCATTTAGCAGTATTTTTTAAAGGGATAAAATGGAATTAATTAACTATCAATTAGTTAAAAATGGACTTAGGCTGATACATATCATAATGATTTTTTCAGCTTATTTAATAATAAAAAAAGGAAAGGAAAATGATAAAAGATTCACTCAATCAATCCACAATAAACCTTCTTCAAGGGCATAGATCATCTTTTGCTAAAACACTTGGAGACATATTTAAAACTCAACTTTTTTCAAATACTTACGCTATTAGAGCAGAGAAGTATGGAAAAGAATATGCAGATAATATCAATACTATCAGTGTAATGAACCTGGAAGAACTAGAAATTTGTTCTGATAAGTATGAACACATTAAAGGATTTAATACTCCATATATGATTGAACGGGGCATAAAACTAGATGCTAATGATTTATCTGACATGAAGATATTTAATTATATTCAAAATAGAATTAGATACCTTAGACCTAAACCAGTAAAGAAAAATTAACCTATTCGGGGGTATCAAGGTCCTTTCCGCACTTGTACAATGGCTCTACAGCCTATCCCTTACAGTACTCGTGTTACTCAAATGGTACCCCCTTTCATTAAAGGAACAATATGGATAATTATGAAAAATGTCCTCATTGTAAAAACGATCTTATTGTACATCACATTCCGAGTTATGATGACTCAGAGATAATAGAGGTTTATCTTGAATGTACTGTATGTAATAAGAATGATATAGATGTAGCGGACTGGGAAGATGCAACTCAACTTGAGGTCGATCAGGCCATTGATAGAGAAATTGATGAAAGAAACTCAGTCACTTTCAATTAACGAACTAAATAAAGCCTGGGTAGATATGTTTAATAACATAGATGATGTTGTTGAAGAAATAGCTCATTACTATCCAGACTTTGAATCAAAAATAGATAGAGGTTTAATAAAAGATGCAATCAGAAAAACCCAAACCCTTGCCGAACTCATCGAAAAGGGCAGGAAAATGTCCAGGGTATGATATTGATGTTGATGAAAATGGACCACATATTATAAGATGTGATCATTATTGTCCTCATTGTGATATACATATGACATATGATGAATTTATAGAAAATGATGGAGATAGATCTTATCCTGTATGGAAATGCAACAATCAAGAATGCAATACTAAAAACGTACATCCGTATTATTTTGAATATGCGGATGTTCAATAAGGAAATATCTTATGGCAGTAGAAACAACAAGTAAAATAGCTTA